ATCTATATGGCATTAGGTCTAAAACCAAGAGTGTGAGCGTGACTCCGACAGTGATTACTTTGAATAATTGTACATTAATAACCAAAAAATGTTACTCTAGTACAAAGTATTCGCTGGAAGGAAGTTCCGATCCTATTTTTGGGAAGAGTCTTAGTGATGTAGATTATGTAGTATCCGAATATTATCAATATAACGCACCGACTGTGTATGGAGATTGCGGGATGTTGTTGATGCATGCAGATAGTAAAGTGAATGCGAAGATCTGTGGAATACATGTTGCTGGAAGTCAAGATAAACAAATAGGTCTTTCGATTCCTCTGTATGCAGAGGATATAGAAGATGTTATTGAGTATTTCGGTGGTGACGATGTGATTCGGCGTGAAGGTCAGATGGGTGTTTTGAGTCTAGCAGAAGGAGTTTCTCCTTTTCATAGAGATGTCAAAAGCACTGAATTACGTGTGTACGGGCCTGTCGGCAAGTTGAATATCGATGGAAAAGATTACGATGTGCGTAGGCGTATGGCTGATAGTTCGAAAATTACGAAAAGCATGTGTTACGACGTGCTGGCTGACAATTTAGGTGAGGCTAAAAGTGCTCCGGCACAAATGCGTCCTTTTGTTAAGGATGGCGTTAAAGTCTCACCGATGTTGAAGGCGTTGGAAAAGATGACTCGTTTTGGGAAATATCTGGATGTAGAAGAGATCGACGAAGCAGTTCAACATGTGGCGGATTCAATTAAAAGTTGGAATTCGCCACATTTGGATGATACTCGTCTTCTTACCGAATATGAGATGATAAATGGTTATGAGGGATTAAACCCTATCGACATAACTACATCTCCTGGTTTTCCATTTGTATTAACACGAATGCGAGAAGGTAAGAAAGATTACTTCGAAGTACGTAAAGATAGTTCCGGAAAGGATCGTTATTATCTTAAAGATAATATGCGCGCTTATTTGGATAAGCGCGAAGATCTAGCGAGGAAGGGCATCATTGGGGAAATGTATTGGACTGATACATTGAAAGATGAAACGAGACCGATACCGAAAGTTGAAACTGGTCAAACAAGACTTTTTCAGATAGGACCCATGGACCTTACATTATTAACCAGAAAGTATTGCGGTAAGTTTATGTCTCATTGTCAAAGTACCTATTTAGATGGGGAAATGGCAATTGGGATATCACCTTACAGTGATGACTGGGATATGATGTGTAGGAATATGATGATATTTGAAAAATTTTTGAATGGCGATTACAAGCATTATGACGCGAGTATTACGTTTCAACTTGGGGAGTGTGTTGCGGATGTTGTAAATTTGATTTATGATGACGGGCCTGAAAACATGAGAATTAGAAAAGCATTGATTATGGCGTGCTTTTCGGCGGACCATTTGGTGGGCGACACTGTTATGAAGCAC